TCGAGGTAAAGAGGCAGGTGGTTGCTGTGGCTGATAAGATTCTGTTCGAGCCCAACAATGATGCAACCAGAGCACGCTTTATTAACCAAGTTACGCCATTGCTTGCAACAATCCAATCGCAACAGGGGATTGAATCTTTCTCAGTTGTGATGGACAACAGCAACAATACTGTCGAAGATGTTGAAAATAATAGACTGAACGGACGAATTGTTGTAGTACCAACTAGAGCGATTGAATTTATTGCTATAGATTTTATTATCACAAACAGTGGCGTAGATTTTGCGTAGTATAGTTAAGAAAAGAATACAGGAGATTATTTCAAATGGCTGAACTTACATTTAAGAGCCCGGGCGTTTCCACCAAAGAGATAGACCTTTCTGGTCCAACAGTGTCGGGCCCTTCCGGAGTACCAGCTGGAGTTATTGGAACAGCAGACCAAGGGCGAGCTTTCGTTCCTATAACAATGGCTACATTCGCTGATTTCATTGCAGAGTTTGGACAGACCGATGGAACGAAATTCGGTCCCATGGCGATGAGGCAGTGGCTAAGTTACGCACAGGCCGCAACATACCTGCGTGTGTTGGGCTGTGGTGATGGAAAGAAACGAAACTCAAGTGGAACAGTGACAAATGCTGGATTCATTGTGGGCCAGGAATTACCGAAAGGTAATGGGCTTCTCGGGGCCAATGCGTATGCTGGCACCCGCGACGGCACTAACCCTGGACCCCTGGGTAGAGCGCACTTTCTGGCCGTCTGTATGTCAGGAAGTAACATTACGTCCGGTGATCCAACTTATCTTACAGAGGCCGGCCTACAGAATGTCCAGCCTATTCTCCGCGGAGTTATTCTTGCGGCATCAGGTGTTCTACCAGCCTTAAGCGCTTCTCGTGGAAAAATTGATTCTTTCCACGGTGGCGGAAGTTTTTCTGGAATAAATCTTCCCCTTGGCGCACCAACAGCAAAAGACCTGGCCGCACCGCCTACCGCCGGAGCATTAACCGGTAGTGATTCAACACTCTTTGCCGCTGGGTCCACAATCGGTGCTGTTGATATTGCAGGTGGAAAACAAGAGTTTGTACTGTTACTGAATGGTCATACTCATAATGACTCATATCCCACCGTCATAACGGCCTCATTTGATCCTTCTGCACCAAATTATTTTGGAAATGTCTTGAATACCGACCCGCTAGAGTCTCAGAAGGCCGGTCACTATCTATACGCTCATTGGCCAGTTTATTCTCAGTTCGCAGTACCCACCGGTTCCCTTCTAATGAAACCCACTTATGATCCCACTGTTGATGGCATTGTTGGTGGTAAAGCTATAAAGTATGAGGACATTGCGTTCCTTGTTACATCATCGCTCGGTAGAAATGCAGGAAGCTCGACAATTCCTGACTTCGAGGGGTTCAATGATCGATTTAGAACAGCAAAAGCTCCTACCGTTGTCTCACAAGCATACGGTGGCGCACCCAAGGATTTATTTACTATCTACTGCTTAGATGATGGTACAATCGGGAATGCCCGAGTGAAGATATCAATTGAGAATATTGTTAAGTCGACAAACGTTAATAACAAGTATTCTACTTTCGATCTTTTAGTTAGAGACTATAATGACACTGATGATTTACCAGTTGTTATAGAGAAATTCCCTAAGCTTTCGCTGAACCCGCTGGATGAAAGATACATCTCTAGAGTTATTGGCGACTATTATCTCTTCTATGATTTTGATAAGAGAGCCGGTTCCCAAAAGCTTGTAGTTGAAGGATCATATCCTAATCGCTCAAATTATGTCCGCGTGTCTCCAACGGATGCATTAGACAAGGGTGAAATACCCGCCGATGCACTTCCTTGCGGCTTCCGGGGTGTTGAGCACTTGGTGACATCAGGCTCTAATATCTTCAAGGCCGCAAGCTCTGATTTCGGAGTTATGTTTTCTGGAATTGATGACATTAACCTAACTTCCGGAATTGATTCTGGACCCATGTGGCCCAGTCTTGGGATTGTTCAGCCACCCATTCCATTCCGGTCAACAGTTGCCCGGGGGCAATCTCCCAAGAAGAAGGTAGCTGGTCAGCTCTACTGGGGTGTTCAATTCGAAAAGAAAGACAATTCCAAAGAGCCGAACAAGAGCACTGTTTTTGATTCTTCGATGAAGCATTGGGGAACATATTTCCCGAACTTCCGGCAAGATCAGCAGGCAGCAATGGTTGGTGCCAATGTTGGAGTGTCAGATGGCGACGGCGGAACAGTACTAGATTGCGACAGATTTGATAACAACAAATTCTCTTTAGAGAATATCCAGGTTATTGTTAGTACCTCTGATAAAGCTGACGCGAATCAGTGGGCAGCAGCAACATATAGAAGAAAAGGTGTGGCAGTTAGTTCGATGCTTGACATTGATGGTACTGCGAAAACAACAGCTGCCGATGAAACGCGGCTCTTGAGTGTGGAAAAAGACTTTGGTCTCTCATCTGCTAGAAGGTTCCTTAAGTTTACCTTTATTACGCAGGGCGGCTATGATGGTCTTAATATCTTGGACAGAAATAAGTTCGAAATGACCAGCACTGCATGCAAGAGAGAGATGGATGACGCGGATCAAGGAGAGACGAACGGACCTACCGTCGCCGGTTATAGAAAAGCCCTCGATATCCTCGAGGAGCGAGCTGACGTAAATATTCAACTGTTGGCGATTCCAGGAATCCGGCACTCTTCAGTCACTGATTATGCAATCACTACTGTCGAGGATCGGTTTGATGCGCTTTATGTCATGGACATTGAGACGACAGACAATCTTGGAAATGTTGTGACGGGCTCTTCGGAGATTGTCAGTGTAACCAACACGGTCTCCGACTTCACAAGTCGAAATCTAGACTCTTCTTTCGCTGCCGCATACTTCCCCGATGTTATTATGCGCGAAGTTGCAACAGGTCAGAACGTTGTCGCACCACCCAGTGTGGCCGTTTTGGGAGCATTTGGACTGAATGATAAGATCGCTTATCCCTGGTTCGCCCCCGCCGGCTTCACTCGCGGCGCTTTGAAAAATGTTTCGGAAGTCAACGTTAAGCTGAATAGAGCAAATCTTGATGCGCTGTATGATGCAGACATTAATCCAATCACCTCATTCCCGCAGTCTAAGGAAGTCGTGGTCTTTGGCCAGAAGACTCTTCTTGCCGCACAAAGTGCGCTCGATCGAGTCAATGTACGTAGACTATTAATCGATATTCGACGTCAGGTTAGAAAGGTGGGAGATACCTTCCTCTTTGAGCCCAACCGGGAAGCAACGCTTGCAAGATTTTCCGCAGCGGTAAATCCGATTCTTGGTAGAATTCAGCAACAGCAGGGACTTGATAGATTCAAGGTACAGATTGATGCAACTACTACTACCCAGGCTGACATTGAGAATAATACAGTTAGAGGAAAGATATTCCTCCAGCCCACCCGTTCGGTCGAGTTTATATCACTAGATTTCGTGGTAACTAACGCCGGCATGGACATTTAAATTAAGAACTATATAGTTAGATAAGAACAAGGAGTAACACAAAATGCCAGAAACACTATCAGTTACCGACATGTTGCCGAATAAGTTTGAGCCGAAAAGAAAGTTCAGATGGGTATTCGCGATAGAAGGTATTGACGCATTTTTGATCAAGACGGCTGCTCGGCCCACAATGAATACCGCTGAGGTTGAAATTCCATTTATTAACTCTACCCGCTTTATTGCAGGTAAGACCAAGTTCGACGCTTTATCAGTCACGCTTCACGATCCGATCGCTCCTTCTGGTGCACAACAGGTTATGGAATGGGTACGTACCCACTACGAGTCTGTTTCAGGTCGCGGCGGCTATGCTGATTTCTATAAGCGCGATTGCCAGCTGAAGCTATTGGATCCTGTTGGAACCGTAGTGGAGCTCTGGGATATGAAAGGATGTTTCCTAACTTCTGCTGCTTTCGGTGATTTGGACTACGGTTCGGAAGACCCAGCAGAGATTTCACTGTCGATTCGTTTTGATAACTGCGTGCTTCAATATTGATCACTTGAAATTATCTCACATCATAAAGAGCGTGTTTACACGCTCTTTTTTGTTGTCTTTGTTTTACACCATATTTCATCAGTTTAAGATATTCATAACGTTGTTAAGCATGAGGTGAATGTATGTCAACTGAACAAGGCGGCGGCGAAGGCGGCGGGCCCACTGAAAGAAGCGAAATTTTCGGCTCAATGAAGGCTTCGATGCCCTCAAGAAATGTAATGAAGGATGATTTTGGGTTTGAGATCCCTGTTGAGGTTGTACCTCTTCCATCAGGAGGAAAGTGTTATGATGTTGAACATCCACTCCATGGCAAGCATACAATCGAAATAAGAGCGATGACTGCTCGTGAAGAAGATATTCTTACTTCAAAAGCACTTATTAAGAAGGGGACAGTCATTAGTCATCTTCTGAAATCATGTATGATAGACAAGCGAGTTAATCCCGATACTATGTTGGCCGGCGATCGAAATGCTTTGATGGTTGCCCTACGAGTGACCGGTTACGGCGCAGGTTACAACGTAGAAGTAGACTGTCCCGCATGTAGCGAGCGTTCCAAGCAATCGTTTAACCTTGGAGAATTACCAATTAAGAGGTTGGAAATTGACCCTATTTCGCTGGGAACCAATATTTTTGAGGTCAAGCTTCCGGTCACCAAGGTCAAGTGTAGATATAAGCTTTTGACAGGGACCGATGAACAAGATATTATGACAACAAATGAACGCCGAAAGAAGCAGGGACAACGGACTGAAAATCTAATTACCTCACGATTGAGATATTCTATTGTTTCTGTAAATGGCGTGAATGATAGAACAAAGCTGGATATGTTCGTATCGAGTCTCCCGGCAAGAGATTCGCTTTTTCTCCGCAAGCACATCGACAAAAACGAGCCAGGCATTGAGATGAAATCCTGGATGGATTGTCCCTCTTGCTTGGAGCACTCGGAGGTTAGACTGCCCCTGGGGGCGGCGTTTTTTTGGCCTGACGAATAGTACGAAAGAAATATATCTTGAACAGATATTTTTGCTCATGTACTATATGGGCTTTTCGTATTACGAAGGGTATAATGTTCCAATCTGGATGCGGCATTGGTTCATAAGGCGACTAAACGACGAGATAAAGAAGGCTAACGGCAAACAGCCTTCTCATGCAGCTCATCAGAATTCCCCAGATGCTCGAGCAATGATGGGGCGGTATCGCTCACAAGTTCCTGCAAAATTGCGTAGATTTACATAGTTATTGTAGAGGTGGAGAATGAAACAAGCCAAACGACAATTTCTGAAAGATAGCGCAAGATATATCCGTGGTGAAATTAATGAAATAAAGCTTAACGGATCTAAGCGTACGATCAAGTTATTCGTTGAAGCGTTAAGAGAGTCCAGAGCTTTATACGTTGCGCTGCAAAAGAAGACAGACATGTCTCATATCATTCCAATCTTAGAGTCAAAGAAGCAGGCCACTAGTCGCTTACGGGAGAGGACGGGGTTTGTGTGGCCTTTCTAGCACCAATTTATTGTGTGCGGATTTCTGTTTACCATACTTATAGAATGCAACGGTAAGCAGGGTGGTTTAATCGATGGCTGGCGACTCTAAAGAAGCTGCAAATAATTTACAAATTCAGCAACAGATCAATAAGGTCTTGGCTGATCGTGCTGGTATGCTCGACGCGCAAGCGAAGCAACTGTCGGGCCAGGTCCAGATTGCTGCAGAGCTTTGTAAAGCACTAGAGTGTAAAGACCTTGAGGGCATGGCCTCTCGGCTAGAAGAGATTAATTCTGGGTTAAGCGAAGCCGCGAAAAACGCTGGCGTACTATCCGAATCTCAGAAAAATGTTGGTGCTGCCTCCGAAGAAGCCGCGAAGAAATCCGGCGGCCTGGCTGAAAAGTTTAAGTCTGCCACTGAATCAGTCACTGCATTAGACGCCGCAGCTGCTGGAGCAGCTTCTGGAATGGTCAAGGGCTTCAAGAGCGGAATGGCCACACTCCAAATGCTCGGTGGCGTTGCTACGTCTGTCGCCAGCGGGATGATGAACATTGGTGCGTCAATCGCCTCAATTCCATTCAAGATGTTCAGTGGATTAGTGGGCATGGCCTCCTCAGGTGGTGGCGGTGTCAATGAAATGAAGAAAGCCATGGAGGAGCTGAAGGGGACCTTCGGTGACCTCGCGACTGGGGAGGGTAAGGCCGTCATGGACGGCTTCAACAACCTCACAGAAGCCGGTGGTGCCCTTGCTCAGACCGGGTTAAGTGTAGCAGACATCTACGGCCGTGGAAGCGCTGGTATGGCAGCTGCGCTCAAAGACGTAGCAGAGCTAGCAGAAGAAGCCGGCTCATCGTTCCACATGTTAAGTGAGTCGATTGCTGAAAACGCCGGCCAAATGTTGATGATGAACAAGGGTCTGGGTATGACGAATGCTGCCCTTGTTGAAATGACCAGGCAGGCTCAGAATTCAGGGCAAGATGTAGGCGATATGCTTACTGCTACAGCTTCGATGGCTATTCAGATGGGAGACAAGTTCGGCATATCCGCGAAGACGATGGGTAAGAACATGTCTGACCTTACCGAGAACTTTGAGAAGCTTGGTAAGATGAGCACGAAGCAACTTGGTGCAACTGCGGCGTACATGGCCAAACTGGGACTTGAGGCGTCAGACCTCCTTGGTGTCGTTGATAAGTTCGATGACTTCGAAGGTGCTGCTGAGTCGGTGTCTATGCTGAACCAATCGATGGGAATGCAGCTTGACACGATGGAGATGATGAACGCAGAAAACCCAGCTGAACGAATTGATATGATGCGCGATGCGTTCCATGAGACTGGAAAATCAGTTGATGATCTAACGCGACAAGAAAAAGCGTTAATGGCCGAGCAGATGGGTCTGTCAGTGACTGCGATGGAGAATGCTCTCGCCGCAGAAAACCAAGGTGTCTCCTACGAAGACATGGAAGCCGGCGCTGAAGAAGCTGAAGAGCAGGCATTGACTCAAGAAGAAGCAATGTCGAAACTTGCTGACTCGATTGAGAAGATGACCGAAGGCGGCGGCGGCGGACTGACTGGTTTCTTTGATGCATTCGCGAAAGGCTTCATGAAGGGACTCAAGCAGTCAAAGGCATTCCAGGAAGTCCTTAAATCAATTAGAGCTGCCCTGAAGATTGTGTTCCAATTTGGTAAGCAAGTCGGTAAGATGTTTGCAGACCTCATGGGAGAGATGGGAGTGTGGGACGGTATTAAGGACCTGTTCGACCCCAAGGATCTTCGTAACCTCATGGGTATCGATGAGAAGGGTGGACTGACAGGTACCGGTCTTCTTGGTATCTTCAAGAAATTCAAGGACGCGTTAACAGGAAAAGGAAATTATAGTCCGCAGAATATGGCTGAAGACATGGGCAAGGAATTTAGTAAATTCTTTAGTGCAAAAGGTCCAGCCTTTAAGAAGCTTGGCGATGCCTTCGCGAAGGGTATCAAGATGCTCGGAGCGATTATTTCAGGATTGATTCCATGGGTGGTTGAAAAACTTTCTGACATGATAAAGGGACTTGCTGATGCTGTTCGAAATCCACCCGATCTAGCAGGCGCTGCGTCACAAGGAATTGGTGGCGCGATCATGGAAGCTGTGATGAGCATCGGTAAAGCTTTACTAGCTGCCGTGCCTGTGTTACTAAGCGCGATATTAGATCTTTTAGCTGCTGTGTTTGTAAAGCACGGTGGAAAGATCATCATGGTCGGCGCCGCATTGGCCAGCTTTGTATTTCTAAAAATGTTAATCATAGGTGCCATCTCTGCCGCGAAGGCCGCTCTATTTCAGGTCGTTGTAAAGAAGCTGACAGATCTAATGACGGGCGGCATGGAGAAATCTGCTAAGAAAGCAGAGAAGGGCGGTAAGGCCGGAAAGAAGATGGGCGAGTCATTCAAGACAGGAATGAAGAGTATGGCTTCGGGGCTTAAATCGTTCGCAGAGGAAATCGCGTCAATCAAGGTTGGTACTATTTTGAAGGCTGCTTTGATCATGGCTCTTATGGCCCTATCATTCATCCCAGTTATGGCGATCTTCGCTCTTGGGTTGGTGGTTGTCGCTTTGGTTCTGTCATTGGTTCCTTTCGGTATGCTGATAAAGGGATTGACTGCCCTTGCTATGGCTGTGCCTGTGGTTGCGATGATGGTATATGCCGCACTATTGATCCAGCCCGCGATGATCGTACCGGCCCTTATCGGGCTTCTCGCCGGTGCGCTGCTATTGACGGTCGGCGGTGTGGTATTCACCATGGCCATGGGCGTCATCGGTATGGCAGTCGGCGCAGTTGGTGTTGGAACAATCATGATGGCTGCGGTGGGTCTAGCAGCTCTGGCAGTTGGTTCGGTCGCGGTCGCGCTAGCAATCGTTCCCTTCGCAATTTTGGGCGCGCTTTATCCCCTTGCTATTCTCGCTTCAATCGGATTGATTGCTGGCGCATATATGCTAGCAATCGGTGGCGTCGCGTTTACTGAGGCGATGGGAGAAATCGGAAAAGCTGTTCAAACTGTTGGTGTTGCGACAATCGGTGCAGCTGCGGTCGGCCTCATAGTTCTGGCCATCGGTGCCGTCGCAGCAGCTCTTGCAGCCGCCGCGTTTAGTTACGGTATTCCCTTCTTCATCGTCGGTACTCTTGGTGCGGCACTGGGTGGCGCATTCTTGGCGATTGGTGGCGTTGCATTCATCATCGGAGTCGCGCTCTTTAGTGATGTGGCATCTGGTCTAGATATGGGATCAGTGGCTAAATCTATGATTGCGCTTGTGCTACTAGCTGGCGCCTCAGTTTTGGTTGCTGCTATTTTAAGTTATGGCCTCGCGTATTTTGCTGTAGGCATCGCCGGCGCGCTAGTCGGTGCGCTGTTCTTCCTTGCTCTAGCAAAAGCAATGATGCCGCAAATCGTGAAGATGAAAGAAGCTGCACCGAAGGACATGATGGGTGCAGCAAGTGACATGGCTCAGTTGGCTCTTCTCATGGGTGCTGCAGTCATAACGGCTATGATCACGGCATACGGTGTTGTGGCTTTTGCGATTGGAACAGTTGCCGCTCTTATAGCCACCCTGTTCTTTAAGGTACTTGGGGAACACACATTCCCAGCACTTGATGATATGCAAAAAGCAGCTCCAAAAGATATGCCGAAAGCAGTCCAGATCATGGCTGAGCTACTTGTCTTGATGGCTCTTGCTACACTCACAGCCTTTGTGATGTCGTATGGCGTGGCAGCTTATCTTGTTGGTACACTCGGTGCTTACGCTGCGATTCCCTTCTTTAACGCACTTACAACATTCTATCCTGCGCTGGAAGAATTCGCAAACGCGGTAAATCTAAAAACGCTAGAAAAGGGAGCACAAGCAGCCGCGATGCTCGCCATAGTGATGGTGGCCGCAGCCTTAATGGGTGTTGTCTCTCTAGTGATGATTATCTTTGCAAATCCGATTGTAGCATGGCTCGCAAAGAAAGGTATGCAGGCCGCCGGCTCTCTTTTAGAAGCTGTTGTAGAATACTTGGGTCCATCGATCGCAGCGCTGGCCACCATGAAGATTAAGAATCCAGCTGGTCTCGAAGCCATTGTGAGTGCATTGTCACAGATCATGGCGGCGCTGGGCCAGAACGTGGATATCGTTGCGAAGCTCGCGCTGCTACAAGCGTTCGGGAGCTCCAGTGGAAATGAAAGTAGTATCCTCAAGGACGCTGAATCGTTTATGACAGCCATGTTTGATGGAATGTCCGGTCTGCTCAACACCTTAAAGAGAATGGTGGCTAGCATGAAGGAAGAGGACATCAAGAAGATGGAAGCAATTGGTGGTGTCCTAGCAGCTATTGGTAAGCTGATGCAAGCGCTTCAGCCGCCCCCCGGATTGATGGAGGGAATTTCTGATCTTGCCAGTGGAGGATTGTTCAGCAGCGGCGATGCCAAGGGAGCGTCTGATTTGCTTAAGCAGTATGGCGAGATGATGAAGACCATCTTGATGGCTGTAAAAGACAACATTCCACCCATGCTGGAAGAGATAATGAAAATTGACGTTGGTGATGATCCTGAACTAGCTAAAACCAAAGCAGAGGTTATCGGTGCGGCACTGGGCGGAATCGCGAAAGTGGTTGAGGCGATTGGTGGAATTGTTGGACTGTTTATGGAGCAAAACCAGAGCGAACAATCCGGTATTTTCTCAAGTGAAGGGCCCTCCATGGCCGACACACTCAAAGAAATGAAACCAGTATTTGAATATGTCTTCACCGCGATTAAAGATAATATTCCTGCGATTATGGGAGCTGTAATGAGCGTCGATATCGGTGATGATCCAGAAGCTGCTAAGCAAAAGATTGAAATCATCGGAGCCGCGATGGGTGCAGTGGCCGATTTTGCTGGAGCGATTGGAACAGTTGCAGAGCTTATGCCTGCCGAGGGTGGCAGTTTCTTCAAGAAGGGTAAGACAATGTCTGAGCGCCTGAATGAAATGATGGAGATTGTTCGGAAGGTTGTGAATGCTGTGAAGGCTCATATCGGTCCACTTGTCGCATCAGTCCTTGAGATACCAATTAAAGGCGATCCTGAAACCCAGCTAAAGAAGTTAGAAGTGATTGGCAAAGCTATGTCGATTGTCGGTGATTTCGCGAACGTCGTAGGTCAACTTCAGGAAATGGGGACAGACAGCTTGCTGGGTCTAGCCTCCACAATTCAGATTGCAGTAATGTCAATCACAGCCGCGATGCCATGGTTCGGTGTACTCTTTACGGCACTGGGTGGCTTTGAGGGTGATGAGGCATTATTAGAAAAATTGAATATTGCGAAATCATCAGTTGAGTCCCTGACCAGCTTCGCCACTGCAATGAATGAGGCTACTGCCACAATGGGTGAGGGTGGAATGCCCCTTGGCGAGGCTGTTGCTCAGCTTGTGGGCGAGGCAAAATTTGCTCTAGAGCAGTTGAACTCTATTGGTGAAGTGAATGCAGAGGTTGCTCTGGATAATTTCGCTTCTGCCATCGGAACGGGAGGGGGAGAATTTACCATCTCTAATGAGCCAATTACTATTTCATTGAACGTGAGTGTGACAATGGATGCTAACAAGGTTGGACGTGTTCTTGTAGATAAGTCAGTTATGTCAACGCCGCTTGCAGCAGCTGAGTAGGAGGACCCATGAGCGATAAAAAAAATGATACCGCGCTGATTGAAGAGAAGAGGCTTGAAACTCTTACTGACGAGGAAAGAGCAAAATTAAATGAACAGATGAAAACGATTGTTTACGCACCCTTTTCAGACGAAATTACTGAATTATTAACTCACCTCCATGAGAAATTAGCTGATGAGAAATTCTTGAGGGAACTTACGGACAGAATAGTTAGAGATCATGGAGATGATTCTTAATGAGTACTGACGGACCGAATCGCAGCGACTTTACCCCTGAAGGAACAGGTGTAGACGGTCAATTCAAGATAGGGGATGATCTTTATCAAGAAGCGAAGGAAACGCTTGCTGCATATCTGAGTGCTTTAACAGAAAACCCGCAAAATCATAACGCCTTCCCTATTTCTCCAGCCGATCCACTAGATGAGTTTTCTCTTCGACAAGCGAATGGACTTCCTTCGGAGTTCACGACCGGCGGAAATGACGGGACTGAAGGATTTACAGACACTTTCCCAGAGGGTGATACGGGCTCGGAGTCAGCAGTCCGAAGATTTGAGAACCTAAGCGAATCGCGTAAATGGAACATGCCCCCGGGTACTCCCAAGCTGTCTGATTTTCTGGATAAGAATAACCAGCAGGATGGCCACAATATTTTACGTGACTTTGTTTCGAGCCAAGAAGCAAATGAGCCCGGTATTGGGAACACGGCAGGAAAAACTGCGTTTTCCACTCCGTCTGATGCTCCACCTGCACAACAGAAGATAGGGACGATATTAGGGCGCTTAAACAGGTTTGACCCGATGCCCACGAGCTCTCCCTATATTGAGGGTAATGCGTTCACTGAACCAGGAATCCCCATTAGTCAAGGCCAGTTTGGTGTTTACGACCAGAATGCCGACCGTACAACTATCGCTGCCCTACGAAAGATGGCGATGTCAACGCTTCTCAGGTCCACCGGACATCGAATGGGCTCCGGAAATCCTGAAACTATCACCGCCGCGCAACTTCTTAATTCAACGCAGATTCAGCGTGGTGCGAAAAAAGTAAATACGGAAAAAACTAGAGTTCTTAATGCATACGGCGCTCCGGATCGACCAACTTTGGAGAATGCTGAGCTTCTATATAACGATGTCGACGGTAATCCATTGTTGCCTCGTAAAAGCATAGGTAGTTTAAATTCACCCTTTGAACCATTTGAGCATGCTGTTGTACCTCAACTTATGACCGCGGCCACAGCGTTTGTAGAGATATTAGCGTTGGGTGCGGTATTTGCTGCTATTATGACAGTGATCGATACAGTCGCAGGTTCTTCTTCTACTCCCCTCAATCCAGCGCAAATGAGGAAGGGACAATTTAAGATTGCCACTGGTGCTGCAAAGCTATTCAAGCACATGGGTGTACCTCAGACGAGCCAACCCATGTGGCGATGCATTTGTTACGGGATATTGGCGTTCTTTAAGATACCTGTTGCGGGTACTCCTCCACCACCTTCTGGTCCCGGAGGTCCTGTGTGGATTGCTACTTGGTGGACAGCTGTTCTTGCAAGCACAGGTGGAGACGTTGTTTCACTGTTTATGAACGCCCAAAAGGGTTCCGGATATTACGCGAGTATTCTGAGAGCGATCAGAATTGATTTAGAACAATTTCTTAGTGACCTATCTCCTACAGATCCACCAGTTCTTTATCAAACACTCATGCACATGAACAGCTATTCTTCATGGCGCTTTTTCTGCGCCCTCGCAGTGATGGGCGATAGATACCTGGATTCCATCACCCCAAATTTCCCCGTTGTACCAAGTATCGACGCGATGGAAAATAATGGCCAGACCAGACAGTCAAAAAGTAGGGCGCGGGGTGGAAGCGCGAAGCTTGCGTGGAGACACCGCGCGATGCCGTCACTGATTCTATTACCCCAGAAGTATGTCAATGCCTATCGGCTATATGGTTTCAAGCCCAATTACGCACAAGACCAAATGATCGCTATTGGTGATCGCACAAATGATACTGGTGCTTATTGGAACTCCAAAGGCCCGCAGGCTTCAAGTAGCGGAAAATTAGGTGCCCCACCCTTCCGTCGAAAAGTCATAAAGTACGCGGGTCATCGCCTTCCGCAAGAATGGGTGACCCAAGTCGAAGACGAATTAGATTCAGAGTATTGCCCATTCTATATGCATGATCTGAGGACAAATGAAGTCATCGCTTTCCAGGCGTTTATTGAAGATGTAAAAGATTCGTATTCTGTGAGTTATGCTGAATCAGCTGGCTACGGTCGAATTGATCCCGTCAAGATATACCAGAATACTGCGAGATCGATTTCATTATCCTGGGTGATGGTCGCAACTTCGAAAGAAGACTTTGACTCAATGTGGTGGAGCATTAACAAGCTCGTTTCAATGTGCTATCCACAATTCTCTATGGGTAAGTCGGTAAAAGCTGGCACGAAAAAGTTTGTGATGCCCTTTTCCCAGATTCCCACTGCTTCCCCTGTTATCCGTTTGCGGGTGGGGGATGTAATACGTAGTAATTACAGCCGATTTAATCTCGCAAGACTTTTTGGTATGTCTGAAGCCATTCCAGCTGCTTCTGCTTATTCCCCCTCTGGTGGAACGACTGTGGAGACCGAAGAAGATATCGCGAAGTGGGAAGGCGCACCATTCGACTTGACATATGCAGAAAAAGCCCAAGCAGCTCAAGAGATGGGAGAAGCGGAGGCTGAAGCAGATTACAACGTCATAATTGATGATATTTTTGACCATATTGAGGAGCAGCCCTCAACCCTCGGTGATACCACTGCTGGTTATCTGCCAGGAAGTCTAGCGGGTCTCGGCCTCGGTGTCGCAATGTTGAAGGCAAACAGCTCGGGTTACACATGTTATGATATGGATGATGCTAAATCAAACCCAACCGGAGGCTACTATGCCGAAGCGGATTGGTTAAGCATGTTTCCACCCCCGACAGCCACGTCTGGAGACAGGATTGAGGATACCCCCTTTAATTCACGAGCATGGACTGATGGTAAAGTGCGTATTTTGGCCCGGCGTGTTTCTAACGAAGACGGCCAATTTCCGAGTACAGCTGGTACCGGGACGGATCCGATCAACTCAGAAACCGATGTAAATGAGGAATTGAGAGAAGGTGGTATATACGCAGAGTATCTCGTTACATGGGATGATGTCGATGATGCAGCGGATCAGTATGGGCCGGTCAGTGCGAAAGGTCATACACATGCCTATGTGGTTACGTCAGATGACATGTATCCAATATGGCCCGAACCTGCTGAGCCTGAGGTAGAACCAACAGAGCTCACTTTAGAACAGCAGGTTACAGACATTTACAATTTCTTCCGACCTGAGAAGAATGCGATCGTGCGATCATTTGAGGTTGCTGGCGGCCGCGGACTAGCAGGAGTGATCACTTCCTTTGATATGGACTGGAAGGATTCTATGTGGGACATGAGCGCAATCAGTAGAAGAGCACCTCAGATGGTGAAATGTAGTATCAGCTTCAATCCGATACATGACATTATTCCAGGGCTTGATAATAATGGTGCAATGAGAGCCTACAATTATCCGGTTGGGAAGATCAACTCGGGACTGGCGGAAGATTTCTATAGTCCCGGGGCAGGTCGCTCTGTCGGAGGTGGCAGGATGAGCGCTTTCCGTGGATCCTTTGTCGACGACGACGCGAATCAAGCAACTCAGGAAGGTTTCCAGGATTCTATTGCTTCGGGTTACGCCGGTGGTGGTGGAGACAATACAGACCCATAGGGAGGATGAGCCAGTATGCCAATAAACAGATATCAAAGAGCGCCCAAGCTACGGCTCGGAAAATACTATGGCACATTCGATGCGTGTTACATTGTAGCTGCAGCTGTTGCCAGCGGTAGGATTGATTGGAAAGGGCACATCACGATCGAAAGTGAAAGGCTAGACATCATTGCTGGAGAATATTATGGCGATGGAACGTTATGGTGGGTAATCGCTGGCGCTAGTGGAATCGGGTGGGGTTTACAGGTCCCTCCCGGGATTTATCTTAAAATTCCAACAGACATCGGACAGATTATGTCTTTGTTAGGGTAGTCCACATGGCGATTTATGATGATAGAATGGCCGACTTGGTCGACAAGCTGGGAAGATATTTTTCCATCGTTTCTAAAGAAGACTTTATGGCGATCCTGGCATTCGGGGGTGATGAAGCAATAGATGATTTTGGGACCGTCAATTTGGATCCCACTCCAGAAATGAATAAAGTCATTCGAGCGTTTACCAACACAACAGAGGGCGGGGTAACTCTGATGGGTGGTTACCAGGGTCTCGTTGATGCAATGAATGGCGCCACTTCTGCAGAAATTAGTGACATGGTGGAGATGTCAAAACTGTTATATCGTTTTACTGGCGAACCGGATGCATTTGAAAGTGTTGCGCTTCCATCGGGCGTAGGAAGTCATGAGTGGCCAGACTTTGTTGTAAGTAGGCATTCTGTTAAAGACACTTTGAAAATCACTGAAGACGGCGAGGGCCAGATTAATGGAGTTTTTGCTTCACCCACGAAATTCACACCAAATGTGTGTGCATTACAGATCCTTAATCCGCAATTAACTCCCGCAAAGAGAGACACCGGCGCCGCCGCGATGTTCATGAACGTGCTTCCTACTCTGGAAATTTCTCGATGTCAGCCGCACCTTGATATAACAGTAATTTCTGCGAAGTCGGGCATCGCCGATGACGGCAGAATTCAAACAATGGGATTGATGCAGTTTCTTTTGGGTTCCTCGATTCCGCCAGAAGACACCGCGGATTATTTCTTGTCCACAGCGCTTGATTCATCCGCGCTTTATGACTTTGAACAAGCTCAACAAACGGCAGAAGCTCAATCGACGCTGGGCGAAAATGACCCAAATAATTCAGCATCTGAGGAAGACGAAGAAGCAGGGATTGCCACAGCTGGTATGGAAATGTTTACAGCACCACAGACGTTAGTTCCAGTTATCGGTTACGGCGCTCATGCGAGGATGGAGCGTTATGAAGACTATGAAGCTTACTCATCAAATACAGCAGGGACCGAAGGTACAGACGCTGAGGATTCTATGGGCGGCCGTCGGGGTGCGGGTATAATCGATCCATTCCGGCCCATGATGACAATCGAAGATTTTTCTGTGACAGTAACTCCAACAAAGGGCTTTATGTCTCATGAAACAGCTGAGCTGTCCATCATTATGCACGATCGCTCCAGAATGTCGGAGATATCAGAGTTTGTTAAGCCTGATCTCTATGGAACAACGGAATTAATGATAACATATGGCTGGTCTCATCCTGACCCATCAGGAATGACTGACCCCACAACAGGGAATGTGCAAGGAAACTTTTTTGGAGCATTTTTGGACTTGAATAAGGTCACTAAAAAATACATGGTCGTTAATAGCTCGTTTTCTTTTGATGAGGTTGGGCAAGTAAAGATTAAGCTTAAGCTAGCCATGAAAGGATCTGGTAATGTCGATACCTCGACTCTTAGTCAGGGCGAGGGCATTGATGATATTATGCAAACGTTGAAAGACCTTCAAGAAGCCATTGCAGTTATCAAAGAACAGATTATGGAAGACGCAGAAGCAACGGGTTCTACAGACGCTGCAAAAGATATGTTTGGACAATCCTTCATGTCAGCGGCATCAGACACGAGCAAAGCCCTAACTGTGGATGAAGAAACAGCTTCAGCAATAAAAGCCTTTATTTCAGAAAAAAGAAATTCATCAAATGGTGATGAGTCCGAGCTTGCCTCCACGCTTGAGGATATGTTCGGAAGTGATGGGACGGGTGGTGTGGTCGCGGAAGCTCAAGCGACAATCGCTGACGCTGTTGCTGGAAAATTAAACCATCTTAAAAGCTTACGAAACAATTTGAAGGATCCCTTTGCACGGACCGTACGCGGCGCGAACGGGAGCACTCAATACGTTAATGCAAGATATAATGACGGGAAATTTGTGTCTTTCGGGGCAATGTTGATGTACATGGTTGGTAAACCCCTTGCAGCGTCTCGAAGATTTGACGAAATTCAATTTCTCTTTTATCCGATCAATGATAAAGCCAGCTATTTATCAAACTTGACAGTTGCAGATATTCCAATTCGGCTCGAGGATTTCAATAAGTTGTTTGAGGAAGCTACAAAAACAACAGTGAATATGCCGCTGGGCCGCTTTATGAGCTTTGTGTCGAAAGAATTTATCCATAATCAAGCATCCTATGTCTACGGACTCACCGACCTTTTCGAGACTGATGACGAGGGTAAAACAGAAATGAAGGAAGAGTTTAAAGAAGATGCGACAAAATTAAATGACGAAAAAAAGCTGCGCCTCGAAGACGCTTATGGCGAAGATGCTGATATAGAATTTAAGATGCCGAGAATTACAACTGAGATGCAGGCCGTGCCATGCAAATTAGGCTCGCACCCCAAGGGGAAAAACGGAACGATTTTGCGTATTCATGTATATGACACTATATGTACCCCATACACATCGCTGATGAAGATGCTGGGCTCGGCTCGAAGCGACTCTATTGGTCTCTTGTCGTCAGCCGCCGGCGGAGTCCCGGGAGAAGTTGAGTCAAATGCTGGGTCTGATGAGGGTTGGGATGTTACTCATCAAGATGAGTTTGTCCACGGAATAATGGCAGCGATTGATGCGGGCTTACTTGAGGTTGTCCCCTCAACAATCGCAGATGATTATGACAGCGACGAGGGGGTAGACGTCAGTGATTTTGCAGAAGCGCAATTCCGCGTGAAGGGTGGATTTCCAGCATTGAAAGATTATATGATGAAGAGTATGCCTTCGATTATTTATGGAAGTTCTAACTCCGCAGTTCTGAAAGCAGACCTCTCATCAATGAATAATCCCAAGCTAGCCTCTGTTAATATGCTCAGAGCGGGTGGGTCGGGTGGTGATGGCCCTCAAGGGTCAAGAGACTCTGGTCTTCCACTCCAAACAACACCAGTTTCACTTTCTTTAACAACATACGGATGTCCTTTAATCTCTTATGGCCAACAATTTTTTGTTGATTTTGGTACAGGGACGACTATCGATAATGTGTTCGTAGTTACAGGGATCGACCACTCGTTGTCTCAAGGAAAGTTCGAGACCAAGCTGAAAATGACACAAGTTGATGCGTTTGGTAAATACATCAGTATGTTCGGTAGCGTAAAGACTGCGCTTACTGCGCTATCAGATGGTTGAACAACAGCATTTTTTCGATTAAATTGGACCATGCCGATCCTATTACATCGTGAACACTTGGGCACTGAGAATCACATGATTATTAGCAATAGTCAAATACGCTGGGTTTCCACGATTCCAGAGGATGGGTACTATGTCGTTGGATACCCTGGTAGATCGGATTCGCTAGAGCCGCTTCTTCGTTTGTATGGGATAGAGGTCCCGGATTTCGTGCCTCAAAGATTTAGAAAAAGTTTTCTTGGGATGCCAGTCCGTGGAGTTATTCCCTGGCGCCATGTTTTGCCGAAGAGCGTTTTTATGGAAAGCTTTAAGCGATACGTCACGGACCTTTCAAAGATTGAGGAGCTCTTTTCCAGTAGCGACTATCCCTCTTTCTTCCTGGCTTCAAACAAGCTGTTTGATAATCTCCAGCGTTCGAAGGTTGATACAACACTCTTACGTAAGCTCCTTAAAAGCAATGACTCGCATGTTTTGAGACACATGCTATCAGGATCGGTAGAATCTTTCTTAGAGGTTCCCACCTACGATCGAACTTCTACGAAAACAGGTCGACTGACGATCAAGAAGGGCCCGCAAGTGCTGACTTTAAAGAGGGAGTTTCGTTCTATTTTTACACCGACAAAATCTAACCGAGTGCTATTCGAAATTGACTTTATTTCATTAGAGCCCAGAGTAGCGCTTAACTTTGCAAACGTTCATGCTTCGAATGATGTGTATCTTTCTTTCCTGGAATCGAGTGGGATAAAAGTTTCTAGGGACACGGCGAAGTTAGCAGTATTGTGCTCGTTATATGGTGCTGGGAATCTACGACTGGAGAGGTTGCTGCAAAAAGAATCGGCGAATATCACTGCTCGATATCTCATGAAGGCTGTTACCCAATATTTTAGGGTAGCTGATCTAAAGCACCACTTGTTTTCCCAGGCTCGAGAGGGTCTCATACAAAATTACTTCGGCCGACCGATTGAGATTGATGACGCCCGGGAAAGTATTCTAATCAATAATTATCTTCAGTCAACTGCTGCAGACGTCGCGATTGCTGGCTTCAATGATTTTGCAAAGAGGTTTGCTGGAAAGTGCCGACCACTTTTCGTTATTCACGATGCGCTAGTTATTGATGTTGACATTGAATACTTAGAAGATATCAAGAGATACGTAACAAATGGATATAATGTTCCCAACTTGGGGAATTTTCCGCTCAAGATAAAAGAGTTTAGCAATCATGAATGAACAGACAATCAGAAAGTATATTCGCAGGCTTCTTGAAGAAGAAGATAAAGAGAAATCAACGACACAAGCTCCAAAGAAAAAGAAGGGTAAGAAGATAAAGGCTGGTGAAATAGGGTTGTCGGTCGGCAGGGGAGGATTCACAAAGGTAGTCGCCGACGCCGGCGCGCTAGCGAAGAAAGACCCCTCGCAATTGATGAAGAACCTTGAGGTAAAGGGCGGCGGCAACGGCTTCGACGGCGCAATGAAAGTTTTGAGTCAGGCCTTTGGCGGAGCAAATGCAATGCAGAAGGCGTATGGTGGGATAAGCAAAGTTTCGAAAGGTGACAGACAAGGTCTTCAAGTTTCCATGGCTGCGCTTGACCCTAGAAATGGAGCAAAGTTTATGCACCACACCCTGATGGGCGCAATGTCTGCCGGAATGTTGAGTTCAGATGTCCCACTTCAGATTCAAGTGGTCGGTGGTAATGTGATTGTACATACTGGTCCCAATAAGGGAGACTGGGAGTAAGTTCTGTACATACCGACACTCCAGTATACTATTAATTGATGTATTCTTGGAGAAGCGATGAAGCATTTAGAACTAGACGGTAAAGTACTCCTTAACAAACTACAAGAGATCGGTGCCGCTGATAGAGATCCAGAAGATGGAGATGTAGTTGCTGCGATTCTTGATGTTGAGACCACTGGTCTCAATCACTTGAAAGATGAAGTGATTCAGATCGCTATTCGTTGTTTCTTTGTGAGCCCTTCCACTGGCGAAGTCTCCGGGATTAAGCGAACGATGACAGCTCTTCAACAACCGACCGAGCCTCTTCCACCGATTATCACAAAAATAACTGGTTTTGTAGATGCAGATCTTGAGGGGTCTTCCATTCCATGGGAGAAGGTTTCGAAGGTGTTGAATCGTTGTCAATTTATTATTGCACACAATGCTGGGTTTGATAGGAAATGGGTGGAGCATGCCCTTCGAAATAATGGTCTTCCCGTGCCTGATAATGCTATCTGGGGGTGCTCCATGACGCAAGTGGATTGGACACCTACCGTGAGATGTTCTAAGGCTCTAGAGGTGCTCTGTGCTTGGCATGGATTTTATTATGATTCGCATAATGCGAAGGCCGATGTCGACGCGACGCTACACCTTCTGCGGAAAAACGAGTATATGAAGGAGCTCCTGGAGAATGCAGTTGCGCCTGATTATCATGTGTTCGCCGCAAATTCTTTGAGAGAAGAGAACACGATCTTGAAGCAGGGACGATATCGCTGGAATCCAGATCTTGTATGCTGGTGGAAAGCAACGAACAACCAGGCCGAAGCTGAGCGAGAGTGCCAGTGGCTAAAAGACAATTTGTCGCAAGTTGAGCCACAATATTTCGAAATTGAGCCTAAACATCGTTTTTCGGAATAATTAAATGTATGAAATTCTTGCGACAGTATATCCGCCTCCTCATAGAAGAAGAAATTCTTGGTGAGCCAGACCTTAGTTCTGAAGAGGACCGTGAAGAGGAAGAATCTCACCATGATGAGCAAAGCGCCGGCGGAGTACCTGGCCCGATGGTACCCCTCGGGATGGGCTCAGCTGCAAAGCGAAAGAAGAGACGGCAACGTGCTGAAAAAGCAAATGCCTCTGCTTTCGGTGGCGCAAAAATATATAAAAAATAATTTGAAAAATTGAGTATTAACTCTTATACTATAAATGTCCTTAGGACAACAGACAATTAAACATTGCATATTAAACATTGGAGATTAACATGGCAATTGATATGGAAGCGCTTCGAAAGAAGCTTGGCCAGCTATCTGGCAATAACTCACGCCGAAACATACTTTGGCGTCCTCAGGAAGGTGAGGAGACCGTCGTTCGCCTGATGGCATTTACGAACACCACGGATGGTCTTCCGTTTTCCGAACGATGGTTTTACTACAACATCGGAACCAACCCGGGCCTTCTTGCTCCCTACCAGTTTGGGAACCCTGACCCTATTCAGGAATTGATCACGAAGCTTCGTGATGAAGGAACCAAGGAGTCATACGAGCTTTGTAAGAAGCTTTATCCCAAGGCTCGTTATTTTGCTCCTGTTATTGTACGGGGTGAGGAAGATAAGGGCACCCGGCTCTGGTCTTTTGGGAAGACGGTTTATCAGTCATTGCTCAACATCATGCTTGATGAAGACTATGGCGACATCACTGACCCGACAGACGGTCGTGATGTGAAGGTAATTTGTACTAAGGCCCCGGGGCGTATGTGGGCAACAACTGAAGTTCGCCCTCGAGGAAAGCAGTCTGTTCTTGCTAAAGACAGCAAGCAGGCCGCAACATGGATCGAAAACATTCCAGTTCTGGATGATCTTTATGATGCGAAGTCGTATGACGCGCTGACCAAGATCGTTAATGATTGGCTGGAAGGTGACGATGCCGTAAACGATGACGGTGGAACGGAACGCGGATTCAACGGAAATACTACCACTAGCTCCGCACCTAAAAATATCGAGTCTAAGTTCAAGAGCCTTGATGATGCGTTCGCTGACCTTGAAGATGATGATTTCTAATCTTCAAGATGTCTGATCACCGGGAGAGGGGAGTTCGCTTCCCTCTCCTTTTTTTTGTATGAACACTGGCCCTTCTTACCCTATAATCTTTTACGAGGTAATAATATGGCAAAGAAAAAGGGTTCCGATGGTGGAGATTTCACCGCTGATTTAATTAAGTCTCTTAATAAAGAGCACGGCACAAGAGTCGCCTACAATCTTGCTTATGATGAATCCCCCACCCATGTTAAGCGGTGGATCAGTACAGGTTCTGAACAGTTAGATTATATCATATCAAATCGGAAAGATGGCGGCCTTCCTGAGGGTCGGATCATAGAAATATTTGGTCCCCCCTCTATCGGAAAATCCCACATAGCAATTCAGATTGCTCGATCCACGCAGGAGCTTGGGGGTATTGTTGTCTATATAGATACTGAAAATGCAACATCTGTAGAGAACCTTGGCTTACTTGGCGTTGACATTATGAAGCGGTTTGTGTATGTCGACACGCATTGTACAGAAGAGGTTCTATCCATCGCAGAGTCCACCATCTTGAAAGCTAAGGCCATGAACAAGGATGTGCCGATTACAATCATTTGGGATTCTGTGGCAGCCTCCTCGCCGAAGGCAGAGCTAGCCGGAACGTACGAACAAAATTCTATTGGCTTACAGGCCCGAGCAATTTCCAAGGGTATGCGAAAAATCACTGGTATCATTGCCAATCAGAACGTGCTCATGGTCTGCTTGAACCAGACTCGTACTAAAATCGGAGTCATGTATGGAGATCCCACGACAACACCCGGCGGAAAGGCCATCCCTTTCCACGCATCAGTACGTATTAAGCTCGGTGCCGGTCAAAGGATTGAAAACAAGAATAAAGAAGTAATTGGAATCCATGTTCGTGCAAAGACTATTAAGAATAAAGTTGCCCCACCATTTCGTGAATGTAATTTCGAAATTCATTTTGGAAAAGGAATCGTGGAGCATGAGCAGGTTTTTGATGAGCTTAGAAAACACGGCAAAGAAATAATCAATGCTAGAGAAGTATGTATTAAGGGAACGAGTGCTTGGAAGTCGCTTAATGTTGTAGACGTTAAGACCGGAGAAATTTTAGAAGAAAAGAAGTTCTATAAGAACGATTTCGATGAGGTTTGGGCAGATCCCAAGTACAAGGGATATATTGATGATTTGCTTGAGGCATGTATGATTAGAAAGATGAATGACGATGCTGAAGCTATGCTAGACACTGAGTCTTATGAGGAAGTTCGAGCAGCTGCAATGGAGATTAATCTGGAAGACTTGCCGGACCTGAATGACTGATGATCACGAAACCAATTCTATTGATAGATGGGCTCAATTGCTTTTATAGACACTTTGTTGCAAATCCATCTATGGGTGATAATGGAGATCCTGTGGGAGGAATCATCGGGTTCTTAAAGGGCATCCAATTACTTTGTGAGAGGTATAACCCTGCAGATATTGTTGTTGTGTGGGAAGGCGGCGGCTCCCCCAGACGACGATCGATTGATCCCAATTATAAGGGCGGCCGCCGTCCCGAACGGCTAAACCGATTCTACTCAGAAGACTTACCGAATACCGTTTCGAATCGCAATGAACAAGTTGCAAGACTAGTTGGGTTATTAAGAAAAGCAGCAGTGCCACAAATTTATATGGCTGACTGTGAAGCTGATGATGTCATAGCAAGATTAGCGGGCGTCGTCTTCAAGAGCGAGGAATGTGTCATCATTTCCACTGACAAAGATTTTTATCAGCTAATTGATGATAGAATTCGAGTGTGGTCTCCAGGTAGTAAGAAAGAGTGGACAGTAGCCAAAGTCATTTCGGAATTTAATATTCATCCAGTGAATTTTTGTTTGGCGCGCTGCTTTGTTGGTGACGGATCAGACGGGTTAGAAGGTGTCCCTGGCGCGGGCTTTAAGAGCCTTGCAAAGCGCTTTGGGAGCTTCAAAGAGGAAGAAAGTCTGGCCATCACCGACATACTTACAGAATGTAAAGAACTTCGGAAACAAAAGCACCTGAAGCTTTATGATAGCATCATTGATCATGAAGGCATGGTCCGTAGAAATTGGAAGCTCATGTACTTAGGACACGGAAATTTATCAGGCACGCAAGTTCAAAAAATAGACGGTGCCCTTGAGATTTCCTATTCAAAGCGAGACAAGCTTGGCTTTGTTCGTTCCTTAATTGAGCTAGGAATTAGAAGTTTTGATTACGATAAATTGTTCATGACGCTACGAGCGTTGGGGTAAAATACACTATGAGTGCTCTTGCAAGCAACACCATCTTAAATGAAATTCCAGGCGGTCAGTTTCGCCAATATAACAAGTCTTTTCAGGAGAAAATTCTTCAAGGGTTATTAACAGACCAGCAGTGGGCAGCACAAATGGTTGAAGTAATGCGGCCTGATTTTTTTGAGCTTCGCTACCTTGAGTATCTTTGTGATAAGTACTTTAAGTACTTTACAGAATATCGTTGTTTCCCCACTCAGGCATTACTGATTAGCATTATTAAGGATGCACTGAGTGAAGATGGAGATGTTCTTTTGCGTGATCAAATTGTAAGCTATTTAATTCGAGCAAAAGAAAATCCCCACCCGGGAGACATTGCTTATGTAAAAGAAAAGTCGTTAGATTTCTGTAAGCGGCAGGCTTTCAAGGAAGCTCTGGAAAAGTCTGTTGAATTAATATCTACTGATAATTTTGAGTCCGTGATAACGTTGATGAAGAATGCTGTGTCTATTGGGCTTGCCAACACAGTGGGGCATGATTTCTTTGAAGACATGGAAGCACGATTCCAAAAGATCAACCGCCGTGTTTGTCCTACTGGCATTCCTGAGCTTGATGTAAAAGATATTCTAGCAGGCGGGCTGGGTCGCGGTGAGATTGGTGTGGTGACTGCAAATACCGGTGTTGGGAAGTCTCACTATCTTGTTCAGATGGGAGCCAATGCAATGCGGGTGGGAAAGAATGTTTTGCATTATACGTTCGAACTAACAGAGCAGGCGGTGGGAATTCGATATGATTCCAACCTTTGTAGCATATCTTCATCTGACGTGGTAGACAATAAAGAGCAAGTGAAAAAGTTCTATGAGGGAAATAATGATCTTGGGAGATTGATTATTAAGGAATACCCAACAGGCGCAGCTTCAGTTACGACGATTAGAAATCACATTGAGAAGCTTGCGCTTCGAGGGTTTAAGCCGAGCGTGATAATAATCGATTATGCCGACATTATGCGCTCAACACGATCATACGATTCTTTACGACATGAATTGAAGCTAATTTATGAAGAATTGAGGAACCTTGCGATGGAGCTCCGGATTCCGGTTTGGACCGCTTCACAAGCGAATCGAGATTCCGCGAATTCTGACATTGTTGGTCTTGAGAATATGTCAGAAGCATATGGCAAGGCGATGGTTGCAGATTTTGTGATTTCATTATCTAGAAAAGCAACAGAAAAAGCTACCGGTTCCGGTCGACTTTACATCGCAAAGAACCGAGCTGGGAAAGATGGGATTGTTTTTCCTATTCACATTGACACTGCATGCTCTACTATTAAGGTGCTAGATGACGACGTCTCAACTTTATCTGAGGCGATGAAGGATGAAAAAGAAGAAACGAAAGCTTTATTGAAAAAGAAGTGGCAATCTCTTAAAAATGTTTAGCACCCTCGGTGGAGAGAAGAATGAAGTTTGATTATCAGGAAGCGTATAACACGTCTCTAGAATATTTTTCTGGGGATGAATTAGCGGCCAATGTAGTCACCACAAAATATCTTTTGACAGATAATGAGGGGAATTATTTAGAACGCTCTCCAGCAGGGATGCATACCAGGATCGCCACTGAATTACACCGGATAGAAAGCACCTATCCCAACCCAATGTCCTATGATCAAATTTTTGACATGATTGATAACTTCAAATATGTGATACCTCAGGGCTCACCCATGTCTGGGATTGGCAATTCATATCGCATACAATCACTATCTAATTGTTTTGTAGTTCCTGCACCTGAAGATAGCTACGGAGGGATATTAAAAACAGACCAAGAGCTTGTGCAGATTGCAAAAAGGCGCGGGGGCGTCGGATTTGATCTCAGTTCTATTCGGCCGAAGGGATTGTCAACCGCCAACGCCGCAAGAACGACAGACGGCATTGAGGTTTTTATGGATAGGTTTTCTAACTCGTGTCGTGAGGTCGCGCAAGGCGGCCGCCGCGGGGCCTTGATGTTAACGATCTCGGTACATCATCCGCAAATAATGGACTTCATAAAGATCAAGCAGAATTTGGCAAGAGTGACCGGTGCAAATATTTCTATACGTGTCTCTGATGAATTTATGAAAGCAGTTCAAAATGATTCGAATGTTGAATTACGCTGGCCTATAAACTCTTCGTCAAAGCCTCGGATTAGTGAGTATGTAGACGCTCGTACTATCTGGCATGAAATAATTGAGGGAGCACATGCTGCTGCCGAGCCAGGCGTACTTTTTTGGGACACTGCAAAAAAGATGACGCCGTCAGATATCTATAGTGAAGAGGGATTTGGATCTGTTTCTACTAACCCTTGTGGCGAGATTATTCTCTCCCCCTATGATAGTTGCCGCCTGATGTTACTCAATCTTACAAGCTTTGTTGAGTCTCCCTGGCACGAGGACGCAA